AAAGGTTGGAAGGGGTGACTGTTGAAGGAAGTAAGATCACCCTCAGTGTTGAAGTCCCCTTTAATTATGAAGTAAGAAAAATTCACTAATGAAACGAATGATCTATCAGGTTGCCGTAGGTAAACCTTCTAAATTATACGAACACTGTATTGAAAGTGTTTCTTATTATTGCCAAAAGCATGATATTGTACATTATGTGCAACGTTCTCCGGTGTATCGTATTGCACCCGATCCATTTAACATGGGCCGGTCTCGTGAGTCATTTGAGAAGTATGGTGGTTACCTTCCTATCTTTGAGAAGGAAGTGGCCTTCGACTATATCGACAACTACGATCAAATTGCAATCATCGATGCGGACATCTACATCCGTGAGGACGCACCCAATATCTTCGAAGACTTTGGGACTGAACATGCCTTCGGTGCAGTGTGCGAACGTGAGATGGATATCCAACCTTGGTACGTACAGAAGATCGTCAACTACTCTCGTATGCAGTATAGTCAACTGCAGAACAACAAACTTGATTTCAAACTGACAGAACGTGGGTTTGAGTTCTTTAATATGGGGATGATACTTCTAAATTGTGAAAGTTTCAAACCCCTTTTGAAAGGACAGACAGGTAAACAGTTCCTTCAACGTGCAGAGTTCAAAGACTTTGTGGACGGGGTGGGCGCATGGAAGTGGTCTACAGATCAAACTCTCTTGAATGTATTCCTCAAGAAATACAACGTTCCGGTCAAGCACATGGACAAAGTGTGGAACGGTCTATATACTGCAGCGAATAATATTAAAGAGTGTCACTTCATTCACTTCTTTCTAAAAGACAAACTTCCAAACCAAGGGGAAGATGTTGTCTCATTAATGAGTCAAATATAACCCTATTGCACAATATATGAAACAGAAAGTAAGATATGGACTATGTTACCCGTCTGGTTCAGGTGGCATGTTCCTCACAGAACTATTGGACAACACCACCGAAGAAGAGTCTGGTAATTGGGAAACCAATCCGGGCTGTCGCCGTAGTGTTCGGTTCAATGAGTATGGTGGTTCGGTTCACTGTGTCCAACTGGACAACTCGACTGGGCCTCTAGAGACTACTGAACAATCAGTCTTGGTTGCAAAACAAGATATCCACAAATACCTTCAGTGGTACGACTGTCCTATTGTATATCAGATTGATGCATCGGATGACGACTCGTTCGACTATACCGCACAACTCATGTTTCTGAAGAAGTGGTGTGGGCCTTGTGGACTGAGACCTGAATTTCAGGATGGTATTGATAGGAACTTTGATCAACTGCATTTGTATACAGTTCAGGAGGGTGGTATTGAAAGGAACTATCCCGACAAAGTTATATCGTGTAAAAGTATTGATAGATACTCTAAGATTGTGTTAAAATATGTCACTGAGAAACCCCCCGTTTCTTTTTATGGGTTTGTCAAAATATGTTATGACACATGGATTAAGGAGGCTAGGGAGAATAGACCCGAAGAGTACTGGGATAAATCTCACAAGAGAAATCTCGACTTCAACCCCGATGCAATTGAAGAACATTCGGAACTACTCGTAGTTAACTATGCGGACTTGTTTCTGTATGGATTACCCACAGGTTCGCCTTGGGATAAATATCCTTCGGAAATACAAGAATATCGTGTACGCAATGACAAACTAATTTTAAAGTTTGAGTCCGAGTTCTTATAAATAAGATTGGTGAATATCTATATTAAGAGTGTGAAACTAAAGGAGAACCAATATGTTAAACCCTAACGAGTTCGTAAAGAACATTCGTAACGAAAACCAAGCTCTCTTCGAAGCGTCTAGAAAGAACGTCAAGGCATACTTCGAAGGTGAACTTCCCCAAGAAGAAATGGTCGATCATTTCATTGGTCGTATGGTCAATGAGAGAATGAACATGACCGAAATCTCTGCACAAATTGCCAACGTGGCAGACGATGCAGACCCCAAAGAACTAGAACTGTTGTCGAAGCAGGCTGCAGACGAAGCGAAACACTATCGCATGGTCAAGGAAGTAATCGAACACATCACTGGTGGTGAAGTGGACGTTGCAGAAGCACTTCGCAAGGAACGTGAGATGAACACCGCAAAGGGTGCAACTCTCCTTGAGAAGTACGGTGCAGAGGACGACGAAGCAGTTCTTGCTGCGTATCAGTTGGTTGCGGAAGGACGTGCGGAAGCAGTCTGGAACCAGATGGCAGATACCATTCAGGACGAATTCATTTCTACTCGCTATCGTGAGATCGCAAGAGATGAAGGTTTCCACAGTGCAATTGGTGGTTGGAAACTGCGTCAACTTGCGAAGGACGAAGAGACACAATCTCGTGTCCAGCGTGTCGTCGAATCTATGCGTAAAGACCTCTTTGAAATCTCTTGTGCAAACACCGTGGAAGCGGAAGGATCACGAGACCTCGTAAACGAAGCATACGGCTGGTAAATTATGAAAATAGGACTCACTCAACGAGTCCTTCTATATTCTGAGAGATCAGGAATCACGGGTGACTTCTTAGATCACGATTGGTATTCATCACCACTCACTAAGAACCACACGTTGATTCCTGTTCCGAATAGAAGTGACTTAGATTATGATGAATTGGCAGAAGAATTAGACCTTCTCATCATCACAGGTGGTAAGAACGAAGACATTCGTATCATCACCGAAACTGAACTTGCAACATCAATGGTCTCTCTTGGCAAACCCGTATTGGGTATTTGTCATGGCGCCTTTTTGTTGACTTCTATTTTGCGTGGACAGGTTGTAGAGGCGAAAGAACAACACTGGTTCTCTGAACACAAAGTCTTTGACATGCACAATGAAGAACATATTGTCAACAGTTTCCACACCACCTATATAAAACATAAACCTCGTGGTTCGGTAGTACTTGCCAGAGACCCCGAAGGTGATGTAGAATCGTGGATCAAGGATAATATTTGTGCCATGGTATGGCATCCGGAACGTATGAAGAAACCTTGGGTTCCACCCGAGATTTTGGAGGCAACAGGACTTACGCTATGATGATTACTGTTAAGGAGGGGGAAACCCACTCCGTCAATGATATCTGGAACTTTGACATTCATGTATTTGGTAGGGGACTAAACCACCCCAGCTTCAAACCGAAAGGTACTGCATACTATATGCAGACTGATCAGGTTCAGGGTTCTCTAGCACACAATACATTTGCGGCCGCACAGACTACCGATGATGTTAACTTTAAGGTGATGCCCAACCATAAGGTTTGCGTCATTGATTTTCTTGGTTTGAAAATGAATGACGAACGCATCTTTAAGGTGAAGAGTGGTTCGCAGGGTAATCTGTCCTATATGGACGGTGGTACTAACACTACCGCAGTAAACCCTGGCCGTCTTGGTCTACCTGTAATCAACTATGTGCATTTCCCTGCTGGAATGCAACAGACTCTCCATACACACCCGAGTCACCGTGTTGGTCTCATCCTTACGGGTCACGGTGAAGTAGAACTGGACAACCATAAAATCTTTCCTCTTGCGCCAGGCGATGTGTTCTTTATGGAGAGAAACACCCTTCACAATTTTATGTGTAATGATGGTGAAGACGTTACCCTTTTCGTGTTTGCGCCTGACTCTGGTACAGGCCCAACAGATGAAGTTAACCCATTGAAGGTACGTACCTATGTCGGACAACAGCGAGTATAACAGAAACAGACCAATCGGAAAACGCATTCTATTGGTCACAGGCCCACAGGGTTCTGGTAATCACCTATTCAGTAAAATCCTTGGTCTCAGCGAACATGTCTATGGTTGGGACTTTGGAGAGAAGTATTGGATTCCGAGTGATGAGGAACCCTTCGCAGAATGTTGGGTCAACCCTGAACTGACCGTTCCTACCCTAGAGAAGATCAAAGAGACCTACGTTGTCGCAAACGTCAGTGTCCCATTTGTCTTTGACGGAGAGAAAAGAATTCCTGCCATTCAGGAGTTCGTTGATGAAGCGAAGAGTGCGGGTCATAGAGTAACTGTTTGTATCGTCTCTCGTGACCGTAACATCAACTGTCTTCAACAGGAAAGGGTAAGGGATGAAATAACCCTACCCACTGCGATGGCATACTATCGTTGTCTGGACAACTGTGATTTTGCGTTTCTATCCCACGAAACTCTATACCTACATAAATGTATGTACTTAAAGTCTTTGGGAAATATTCTAGGATTTCCTATTGACTACGACAACCCAAGAGTGTATGATATCCTAGTAGAAGATCAAAATAACAAATATGTAAAATATGTTGAGGAGCACTGGTTAGATAATGAAGTCTGGAAAGGTCTTAGACCCAAGTCTGAAAGAAAATAGGTATATCCTATTCACAGGTGCGCCAGGCTCTCGTTGGTCTGGTGTCGCCAATATGATCTATCAAAGTTTAGACTTTGACATCTCAGATCAAACCGAAGAAAGAAGTTACCATCACAACTACAGTCAACTCCATTGTGGGGCTTACTTTGACCCTGGCATGGAGTATGATTTCAAACCAAGCGAATGGGACAAACCTTTCTCCGAAAAGGGAGAGGGGATTCGTCTCATTAAATCACACACCCTTTCACGTCAAATCGACAACTTTAAAAAATACCCAATCATCATGGTCTATCGAAACGACTATGAGTGTATTGAGTGGTGGAAGGAAGCTGGTGGTTTCTCTATAGACTACCCCGACTATTGGTGGTATCAGAACATGGACAACATGTTCGATCATATACAGAAACAAAACTCTGGTATCATGAGGTTCATATATAACAACAAGGATAAGGTAACTAAAGTCCGAGACTTATATGAGTTACTAGAACTATTTAATATATCAATTCTTGGAGTTAATAATGACACCTATGCGAAGAAGGACGTTGTTGTCTATGTCTATAAACCCACACTATGATTTCTTGAAGGACTACTTCACTAATACGTGGCCCAGTTCAAGAACTGCGGGTTTGGATCAGTACTATTGGACAGGATTTAGGTTAATCGATGAAATCAAAGAAAATGAGCGAGTCTTGGATGTGGGCTGCGGAGTTAATCCTTTTAAGCGGCATATTCACTGCCTTCACGGTATTGATATCACTGATATTGGAGCTGATGAAGTCTGTGCAATAGAGGACTATGAACTTGCAGAGATTTACGAAAAGAAGTATGATGTTGCGTTCTGTCTAGGTAGCATTAACTTTGGTGATATCGAACTTGTACGTACACAGGTGTATCGTGTGGCGGATTCACTGAAGGAAACAGGATCACGCATCTATTGGAGATGCAATCCAGGCCACAGAGATCATGGAAACAATAGGGTGGGTGAGATTCCGTTCTTCAATTGGAGAATACAGGATCACATCATGTTAGCAGAAGAAACGGGATTTGAAGTGACTGAGTTTATGCCCGACAGAAATAGGATGTATGTAAAATGGGAACGTTAAGAGAATTATTCGACAAGTATGAGTGCGACAAAGGCACCAAGAAACACAAGTACGACCGTTGTTACGAGCCATATATGGCAGACCGACGACACGATCAACTCAATATTCTTGAGATCGGTTGTTTTCGGGGTGAGAGTACTTGGGCGTGGCTCGAATATTTTCCTCATGCCACTATTTACACAATCGATATTTTTGAGAGACACACTCCGGATGATATCGATGTCCTCAAGGAAGAACGTGTCAAGTGGTTGAAAGCGGACAGTATGAATGCCTCTCTTCCTATGAAAATGAGAAAGGAGTGGGGTGATGTTGAGTTCGATTTCATCATCGATGATGGTGCACACTGGCCTCAGGCAAACAGACTGACCTTCGAAAACTGTATGCAGTTTCTAAAGGAAGACGGTGCATACTTCATAGAAGACGTGTGGATGTTGGATAGAATGAAGAGTCATCCGTGGGTGGATGCAAGACCTCAACTCTACAGTATGCCCGAACATGTTAGATTCATGAATACGGTTGAACAGTTTGACGTTAAACACTATGACTACCGTACTACAACTGTTGCTGGTTCTGGTGCATATCCGGACGGTTACATTCTGAGAGTTAAGTATGGTGTCGAGTAAGTTGTTCATTCATATCCCTAAGAACGGGGGTATGACCATTCGTCGCAACGCAGAACTGCGTAAGATGATTATTCCTTGTACTCCCAATCACCACAAGAACAGGGAGTACACGAAAGGTCTGGAAGAAAAGATGAGACAGACTGGCGACGATATGGGTTACGAACACGCACGGTGGAGAGATGTCAAACCAGAGATTCGTGATAACTATCGTGCCTTTGCGATTGTTCGCAACCCTTGGTCTCGTGTGGTATCCCGATACTTCTTTGCAAAGAAAGTTATTGAGGTGGAGAAAGACTCCAACGTCTACGGTCAGAAGAACTATGCAGACGTGTCTTCGTTTGAGGCCTTTCTGGAAGAACGTCACAAGTGGGGTGGCGAAGAGTACATGTGGCATCGTGCAGTCCGTGGTTGGTATCCGGCATACGATCATGTCTGTGATAAAGATGGTAAGGTAAGATGTGACATCCTTCGATTTGAAAACTACAATGAGGATGTCAAGGATTACTTTGGTGTATTGTTCAATCCAGAACCTCGCAATGTGACAAACCTACATAAAGGTACGTATCAAGATATGTACACCGACAAGACGATTCAAATCATTGCTGATTGGTATAAGAAGGACATTGATCACTGGGGATTTGATTTCGATACCGGAGCAACGAAGAATTACTGGATATGATATGGACGTTGTTGAAGCGATAGAAATGGCAAATAAAGTTGAGAGTCCCGAACCCACACAAGTAGATTTGGAAGGTAACCGTTATATCAAGGCGGTTATCATTTCACTTACTGGTGACGCAGCTGCGACACATGTTACTAGACGTTTGTTAAATTCAATTGAATATACTTGGTCTCGCATCAATCCTCTTATTCTTGATGCCTCTACACCTAATACTGCACAGAGAGGACTTGAGTCTATCACCTACTGTGACGTGACGAAAGCGCAATGGTCATGGCCTATCAATGAGTCTGACAATGGACTTGATTTGAGAACAGGACTCTACCGCAAAGCATATCGTGCGAATGATATCAAGAAGGTTATTGCATGTATGGTCTCGCACATGCGGGCGTGGCAATATTGCATCGACATAAACGAACCCATGATGGTTTTAGAACAAGACGCTTTGTTCATTCGTCCTTTTAAGTGGGAAGATGTCTCTACACCCCGACCCCTAATGTTAACAGATCAGTGGTGGGAGAGATGGAAAGATACTAAGGAGATGCAAGTACTCAATTGGGATGAAAAAACAAAGTGGGAGAATATGTCTAAGGTTGTTAAAGAACAACCAACAGGTTCTTTCACGGGCGGTATTCTAGGACTAAATTCTCCTATCGGTGCAACCCGTAAAGCATCGGTATATCACAATGCATTATTTGGTAAGTTTGGGTTCCATAAGGTTCCCTCTGTAGATCAGATCGGAGACGATCCTCTACCTCAAGGTATCGCAGGAAACTCTGCGTATATCATTAAACCGTGGGCTGCAAAGAAACTCTTGGACAAAGTTGCTGAGATTGGTATGTGGCCTAATGACGCACTTATGTGCAAACAGTTCTTCCCTTGGATGCAGACATGCTGGCCATATTACAGTGTGGTTCAGGGAACAACCTCATCGACGACAGGTTAATATGAAAGTATTGAATAACAGTGTTCTATTCACAGAACACAAAATGGATCAGACCACCGAGAGTGGTCTAGTTTTATCAACTAAACCTTCTGGTTCGAAACCCGCTGTGGTAATTGCGGTTGCAGAAGACGTTCCTTTGAAACCCGAACAGATCGTTTATCTGGACTGGTCAAAAGCACTACCCGTAGAACTTGACGGACTGCAGTGTGGTGTGGTAGAATATGAACACGTAAAACTCGTGGTAAGTGAATGAAAAACTATGTAATCACTATCATGGACAATGAAAAGTCTGTAGAAGCTGCGGAACGTTGTATTCGTTCTGGAGTTAGGAACAACACCTTCATTGAAAAATTCCATGCGGTAACTCCAAATGACGATCCTGAAAAGATTGCAGAACGAGAGGGTATCGATCCTCGTGGGTTCGAAGAGGTGTACTCACGTTACCTCAACTGTCTCTCTGCATTCCTATCTCACTATAGTTTGTGGAAGAAGTGTATCCGATTGAATACACCCATCACCATATTTGAACATGATGCCGTATTACTTGAACCCGTTCCTAACAAACCATTTGTGGGTTGTATGAATATCGGTGAACCTAGTTATGGTAAGTTCATTACACCCCAACACCTTGGAACAGGCCCACTGACTACTAAGAGGTACTTTCCAGGCGCTCATGCATATCAGGTAAATCCACGTGGCGCAGAGTCACTGATTAGACAGGCAAAGGTGTTTGCGAAACCGACAGACGTGTTTTTGTCTATGGACACTTTCTCTTGGTTGCAAGAACATTATCCATTCATTGCTAAGGCTGATGATAGTTTTACAACAATTCAGGTAGAACGTGGTTGCCTTGCGAAACACAATTATAATCAAGACTATGAGATTCTAAATGTTGGAAATTAACTCTCCTGAGAAGATTGCTGGTTCTCAAATCATTGATATGAAAGAACACGGTACACTTGGTTTTATTCATAATCCAAGGACGGGTGGGTCTTCCTTGAATGGTTGGCTTTATGATAACAAAAAACCAGAGTGGGATAGTTATAAGTTTAGACAACACCATGCCCGTGATAAGATGATGTCTTTACATATTAACGGTGAACCGTTTAAGATTGATAAGACGGTATGTATAGTTAGACACCCTTATATGAGATACCTAAGTTTTTGGCGGTACATAAATCGTGACAAAGCAAGGAAGGATCAAATATCTTTTAGGAAATTTTGGGAAGGGCCCGGCAACATTAATCAAATTCAAGCCTTCAGAAGACCCCAAACTATTTACTGGAAGGGGTGTGACATTATTCTTCGACATGAAGATTTGGTGAATGAAGTTGCGGTTAAGTTACAACCTATATTCCAGACTACCAATAGATTAGATACCTATAGATATAATTATCAGGGAGTGGACACAAGCTTGGTTGATGCACACGAGTCCATCCCGAAGGAGTTTCTTGCCGAAATACGTGAGATTGATTCCGAAACTTTTAATGAATTTGGATACGGAGAATATGATTGATAAGTTATTCATCACTGGATGTGATGTAAACACAGAATGGCAACTCCCTTGGTTTTGGGACAACTTTCGTGAGACCAACAAGACCCCATTGAAGGTCATCGACTTTGGTATGTCCGATGAGATGCGTCAATGGGTTGACAAGGAGATTGGTGAGTCTATTCTACTACACACTCAGGCAGACGGATGGTTCAAGAAACCTTCTGCGATGTTACGTGCGTGTGAAGAAGCACACAAAGTCTGTTGGTTGGATACTGACTGTGAAGTTCTAGGAGACATCTCCGACATCTTTGACCTGACCGTACCTTTCAAGATTGGTATGGTGGAAGATAGACCGTGGACTCGCAGACGTGGCGATTACGGTACATGGTACAACTCTGGTGTTGTGGTTTGGGAAGGTAAACCCAATATCCTCCGTGCATGGGCAGAACAGTGTATTAGTGATCCTTGGCAGGGTGATCAGGAGACATTGTATGCAATGATGGGTGGTGATGAGATTATGAAGATGTCAATCATAGAACCATTGCCGCATAAATACAATACACTACGACTAGATTATTTGGACAATACTGCGGTCAAAGACCCGTTAATTGTTCACCACACTGGTCAAAAAGGTAAAGACGTTATAAGGGAGCAAATGAGTAATGTTTAGTAAAGTACTATTCGGCATTATCGTTGCGATGGGTGGAGTTGGATACATTTACTTCCAAACGACACAAGGACAGATCGCAGACCTTAATGCCCAACTACAGACGCAGGCAGGTGTAATCACTGCGTTCGAAACTCGACAGGCGGAACAAGTCCGTACTATCGAAGCATTGCAGAACAATCTGCAGAAGACTACAGAGGCACTCAACACCATGAGTACTCGTAATCAGGAGATTGAAGCAGAGGCACAACGTTACCTCGCAATCTTCGCTCGACACAATCTGTCGAAACTGGCGGCCGCAAAGCCTGGTCTAATCGAAACAAGAATTAACAAGGGGACAAGTGATGTTTTCAGAACGATTGAGCAAGATACTACTGATATCGACGCTATTGACGATAACTAGTGGTTGTACTTCTCTAGGTTTCTCTTGGGGTAAGAAAGAACCGCCTGCTCCCATTCCGGTAGAGATTCGAACCGTCGAAATACAGATTCCGATCACACACCCCACCATGCCCCGTGCGATTCAGTTGAGAGACCCTCAGTGGTATGTGGTATCAGATCAGAACGTTGACACCTTCCTTGAGGATATCAAGAAGAGACACGAAGGACAGTTGGTCTTCGTTGCAATGTCCGTTGGAGACTACGAGTTGATGGCATACAACATGCAGGAAATTCGTCGATACATAAACCAATTAAAAGAAGTTGTGGTGTACTACCGTACTATCAACACAAACGATGAGGAAGAAAAAGATGGACAGGAGACAGAGAGCGATCCAAGCGGTTCGTGATTTTGCCACTGGTAACATTGAGAAACATCGGTACAACGTAGATGTTTATCTCAACAACCCCGCAGGTATCGGAGAACATCCCGATGTGCTGGGTTCAATTCAAACTGAACTTCACAAGATGGCTGAGTATGACGACATCTTAGAAGTTCTTGACAAGTACTTCAAGGAGTAGTATAATGCCTAACCATAACAAGTATGATGTAGACATCATCAAAATAGTAGACGGAGATACCGTCGATGTGGATATCGATATGGGATTTGGTATCTGTCTCAAGGACGAACGTGTTCGTATCATGGGCATTGATACACCTGAGTCACGTACCCGTGACAGAGTAGAAGACCTGTTTGGTGAGGCTGCAAAGGCACGTCTCAAGGAACTGTTGAAGGGCGGTGCAAAACTGATCACCACTGAAGATAAACACGGTGAGGACATGAAGGGTAAGTTTGGACGTATCCTTGGTGACTTCGAAGTGTATGACGGAGAACTAGATAGATGGACTCCCGTCACTGATATCATGATTCGTGAAGGTCATTGTGTACCTTACTTTGGTGGATCGAAGGAAGAGATTCAGGCCAAACATATGGTCAACCGTGAGAAACTTCTCCGTGAAGGGATTGTGTCTCAAGAAGATTATGACGCTGCTGTTGAGAAAATGAAAGGGTAGATAATGAGAATTAATGTTTTGGGTAATGGTGACCATGCTTTTATGTTTAAGCGTGGTACGCCAGGCAAGTTGTTGATCTGTAATATGCCTCCTTTTGAGATTCCTCGTAAGGAAGTATTTGCGACTTGCATGGTCGATTTTAAGATGATGAAAGCCCTCGCTGAGGGTCATGTTAAACTTGACATGTATGATTGGGTGTTGGGTATGCGTCCCCGTCGATGGATGGAAATGCAACCCTCATTCTATCTAAAATATTCTCAAAACATTAAAGCATTTCATCAACACGTTCCTAAATACGCACAGTTGCCGGGACAGTCAGAAGGACAGGCTGCAACCAATTATAGTTGTGGTCACATGGCAGTAGACTATGCGTGCCGTGCACTGAAAGCAGATGAGGTTCACATCTATGGGTTCGACTCTATGTTTGAGTTGAACCTGAGAAGTTCTACAGACTTGATCCTAGAAAGTGATAGGGGTCACGCCAACACTTTTCGACTTGCGAATAACTGGCGCCCAGTCTTCACTATGATATTTAAAGAGTTTAAGAACACCAAGTTCTACCTCTATCATAGTCATAATAAGATTAGGATTGAGATTCCAGATAACGTAACTATTGTAACAGAGGTAAAGAAAAATGTGGCAGGACATTAAAGAAGAATGTGTGTGGTTTCTAAAAAAGACATGGGAAGATTTTAAACACGTTTGGAAGGCTCATCCCAACGTTCATATTTGGTGGACTATTGCGTTCTTGATTGCCCTATTTGTATAAATAAACATATAAATTTACTTTCAGGGTTCGCAGTCAATGCAAAAGTTTACATCGTTCCTTACCGAACAAAACTTCTTGTTAGAAGAAGCAGAAACACTTCTAGAAAAACTGATCACCTTTGGTGGCAAAGCATATCCCAAGTACGGTAACATCGTCCTTATGGCCGGTGGTGCAGGATCGGGTAAGGGTTTTGTTCTGGGGAATCTGGTTGGTTTAGAAGGTAAGGTTTTTGATGTGGATGAACTCAAGACTCTTGCATCTAAGACTCCCGCAATCAAGAGACGTGTCGCCAAAGAACTTGGTGTTGATCTGGAAGACCTTGCCAACAATCTCAAGAACACTGAGAATATAGGCAAGCTCCATGACATCATGGGCGAGTATCTCAAGATCGACAAGCGTAAGGAACAGGCATTCTACCGTAGTGTCCTCACTGCACCCGAAGATCGTAAACCCAACATCATCTTTGACATGACTCTGAAGTCCCTAGACAAACTCGACAAGGTTGCACGTGATGCATCTATGTTGGGTTATGACAAGAAGAACATTCACATCGTCTGGGTGGTCAACGACATCGAAGTTGCACAGAAACAGAATGCTGCACGTTCACGTACCGTATCTTCAGATATTCTAATCAACACTCATCGTGGTGCCGCAAACACTATGGGCGACATCATCAACATGGGGTCACGTCTCAAGAAGTACATTGATGGAGACATCGTGTTCGCATTCAACAAAGTTGGTGTTGATGCAAACCTAGTCAAGTCGGGTAAGGGTGGTTCTTATGTCAAGGACGCAAACTACTTCTACGTAAAACGTGCGGGTAAAGCACCTACGTCCGTTGACAAGTTAGATAAAGAGATTCGTGCGAAGATCAAAGCCTACGTCCCGAAGAACGTAGACTGGGATTAAACTACAGTAACGCACCTTTCGATTGCTTGGAAGTGGGTAGGTCTACCTGTCACCACTTCCTGATCCCACTCTGCACGATTTGAGAATGCCTTCACAATCTGAGGGTTGATGTCTTTGATACTCTCTCTATCAGAGAATTTCAACTTATCTGCTTCACCGTAATAGATATCGACCAACTCACCACCAGCCTTTAATGCACCGCCCCATCTCGATTTGATTTGTTGAGATGTGAAAGTGGTATCGTCATATTTCTTAGGAACACCCAAGAATACAATCGCATCAAACGGTTCTTCTGGTTGAGTCAACGGGGTAGTAGACTCACTACCATGCTTGTATTGTTTGTTGGTCTCAATGGTTGGGATATCCCATTTCTCATACAGATAGTGCATTGCACCATTATGTTTCGACTCGGGTGGTTTAGTGATTGTCACATTGAACCCATATCCATAGACCTTTGCAAGGATAGGGAGGAACTGATAACTTACATTGAAATCCATCACTGCAGATACGTTTCTAGACTCATAGGGGATAGCATCAAGGATTCTGTCGCTTGCGGTGTCTAACATCCAGTTCATAGTTTCGCCCTGATTGTAGTGACCCACAAACAGAACGTTCTTATATCCACGTCCAGCGAGAATGTTAAGTAGTACAGGGCCACGTGTCATTACCGCCAACATGCCGTTCTGTGTCTCTGTCTTGTAGGTTAACAGAGGTTGCACTGTAGTCTTATAGTTCTTCAATCTACCGTTAAGTTCACCGTAAAGATCAGTCTTCACGGATTTATGAACAATCTTGGATTGATAGAGACCATCTTCATCTCTAGTGTAAACAATAAACTCTGAGTCGCTTTTATATAACATGGTTATCCCTTGTAGATGTTCTGAATGTGGTCTTCAAACTGTTCGATCTTCTCTAGTCTGTTAGGCCATAGTATATATTCCTTCTCTGGATTCTGTTTCAGGTTGTTCAGTAGGGGTTGAACCGCATTGAACAACTTGTCGAGTTTCTCCTGAGTAGAAATGACCGCAGTGGTATTCTGAGATACAGTCTGCTGTGCCTGTTGTACGACTTCCAGTTCATTCTCGTTTGCGAAGGTGAACCCAAAGTCAAATAGTTCGTCACTCATATTTATACCTGTTTTTAAAAAAATTTCACTTTTTTCTATTTATACGCTTGACAACCCCCACAGAAGCTGATACACTTACCTCTGTAAATTGATGAGAGGAAGTAAATTATGAAGTTATCAGTTATCCACCGTGCGTTTGAAGAGTCTTCACGTCTAGTTGCGTTCGTTGACGTTTCCGATGATATGCCTGTCATGGAGGCCCTTGAGTACGCCTACCATCGAACTCAGAACCTTGCGGGTTCTTGGTCTCGTGAATCAGAGTTTGAATTTGGTGGTGAGATTCACCAGAACCCCGACTTTTCTGAAGACGTGACTGTCATGGCTGATCTGCCCGTCAGTAAGCGTACTGGTCAAGTGATGGGTCTTCGTTCGACCTCTGTGGGTGACCACATTCTGTGCGGCCGCACCAAGTACGCCGTAGCAGATTTTGGATTCGATAAGATTAACCCGAATGAGTTCGACTCATTCACAACACAGGAGAAATATGCCACAAGTAACGCCTAGAACAACTGGATACAAAGGTCAGTACACCGAAGACTTCACCAAGATGTTGAATAGATTCAAGAGAGCCTGCAACAAAGCAGGTATCGTAGCGGAAGTTAAGAAGAGAAAGTACTACGTTAAACCTAACGAGACTAAGAATCAATTTAACAGTAAACTCAAGAGAAAAAAGAAACTTGCGAAATTCAAATCCCAGAACGAGGGTAGAAAAAAGGCAAGTTAGGAGTTATATTAATGTTTCATGGTTCTATGCGTCATTACGCCAGTGGTCGTAAGAAGAAGGTCAACTGTTGGACTAAAACCAAGTCTAGGGAGAGGGAGTTCGTACCCTATACCCCATCCGAACCCTTTCGGAGGGATACCCCCAATTACCCCTCTGTAGGGGTCACAGAGTACCGCCCTGAGGCGGACAAATCCTACATGGTAGAGGAATCCAAGAAGTTTACCGTTGCGCCTGCGTACAATAAGGGTGCGTATCAGGTTATTCCAAAAAGTGATATCAAACACATCGGTAAGTAGAAAATATTCTAAAAAAAGTCAAAAAAAGTGTTGCTTTCTTGTTTTAGTTATGAGATAATGTCTTTGTTGATTGGGGGAGAATAGATTATGAAATTTGAACGATTTGAACAGATCCACTACGGCTTTATGTTGAGAGACTTCTCTCTGAAAAGCATCGGTATTACCGAACAATACGCTCTTGAAGAGATTATCCGTTTGCGGGCTTGCTGTTGTGAGACTGACTACTACCGTCTGAGCCGTGTGGGTTCTACCTTTCAGTTGTCCCGCAAAGGACGTATGTTGATTTGGCGACTGCGTGAGAACGCAAAGAACCACGCCTCTATTGAAGATGAAATGCGAGAAGCAGGAGTACTGTAATGACTTTATCTTTTGATTGTGTTACCCAAAACTTTCCATCAACCATTGGTATGGCGGTAGGTTCTACCGTTATCGTGCGGGACGTTCCCGCTTCATCTAACCCCAACGGGGTGGCCACCCTAGAGGTCAAACGTCTGACCGAAGACTACTGCAATGTAGCGGAGGTGAAGTGATGTCGAAATACAATAAAGAGGCTGTGGATAAGTCCATCAAAAAAGACCCCCGAATCAAGGGTAAGGAGGCGAAGTTGATCCATGCCCTCCTGAAGGGTCGTAATCGATAAAACCTATCGATCCGGAGATAATGATCGAAAAAATCCATGAAAAAGGTGTTGACTTTGACCCCATTTCTTGAGATAATAGTACCCTAAGTTGATGAGAGAGGTGTTACCATGATGAATTTTGCGATTGAAGGTCAAGTCAAGAACAAAGCGGTTGTTTATTTCTTTGTCGAAAACCTTATCCGTGAGTTGGGTATGGCCCGTCTCCGTAAACCCGCTATTGTTATCAAGTTTGTCAACAAGTGTGATGCGTTCGGTCTCTGCGATGGTCAGAAGGGTGAGTACGCTGAGATTCACATTGCCAAGAAGTGTCCCGCCACTGGTCGGAAACTCGGTTTCATTGAGATGATGCAGACTCTCGCTCACGAGATGGTTCACGCTCGCCAGTTCCTTCGTGGTCAGTTGAACAACGAAAGCGGTTGGGCTTGGAAGGGTCGCCGTGCGGACAACTTCGAATATGAAAACCAACCTTGGGAGAAGGAAGCGTATCGTCTTGAGAAGACTCTCTTCATGGACTGCTTCCCCCACTTTGCTGAGTTCAATAACTAGGAGTGAATAATGGAATTCAAAAGTTTTCTGCGAGAGAAGTATTATGAGTATCGTGAAGAGGTTGTCCTGTACAAGGAAACTGTCATGACGTTTGATGAGTATGTGGGGAAGTACTCCCACTGGTTGAAGGATATGTATTATGCCGAAGAAGACAAGAAACCAGAATCCGGTAGCGAAGTTTAGTCGCAAGTTTAACAAGGCGGTCACGATGACTGACCGTAAAAAGGAGTCCAAGAAGACAGGAGTCTTGGGCCGTAACAAGTGCATAGACGAAAATTTCTATGACAGTGATGGAGGTTTTAAAAATGACTACTAAAACTTATATTGAGATTGATGCGGCTCCTTGGATCACCCAAGATGGTTTCGTTGAAGTTGGTGTATACCTTGGTGACGCTTGCGAACCTTCTTATATTGAAAAGAAGTCTATTAAAGAGTTGATCGATCAAGAACTCAATAGTTATACTGTTCCTGGCTCAGACCAGATCGTTCCAATTCACTTCAAAGATGTTGAGGAACTTCTGAAGAATCTGAAGAGTGCATACAAGTATGCGAAGAAACTTGCGAAGGAAATGGGGGTTGAGTGATGAAGAATCGTTATGGTGATGAGTATCACTACGAGAAAATCGGTGACAACGAATACAAGTTCGTCATGGAAGGCGACTCCATGAAGTATTGTCGGGTTGGTGGCAAACACCTTCAGGAAGGCATTGACCATGATGATCTTGGTATGTTTGATGCGAGCGGTGGCCCGTATATTGCGGTTGGTTCCAAGGTTTACTACGATGAGATTCTTGGTGGTCAGAAGGGTGATGAACCTTTGATTGTGAAACGCATCCGTAGTACCGATGAAGGTATCATCGTAGAGGTTGAGTGATGAATATATTTGGTATTGAGTATGACGATAAACGGGGATTCAAGTTCCCGTGTGCAATTGACTCTGCACGTTCGCAATGCGATAAACATGTGGTGAAGATGCCCCTTGAGTCAGCTCAGATGTTGTGTACTGTTCATCGTGTTCTTGATGGTGGTAACGAAGACCTCTACAAGATTGCACACCCCAAACACCCTTCGACTCTGTGGACTATGGAGTCAGATTCGAACTACCAATGGCACTACCGTCACTGGATGGAACTCTGTAAGGAGTACACCTATCGTTACGGTAAGGTACACAAGTCTTGGGAGAAGTTCGGTAATCGTCTCTCACGTTTGCCTGCGAACATCCCCAAAGGAGGGTTCACCCCATTCAAACTCGCATTCAAGACTCATCCTGAGTGTATAGTTGAAGGCGATCCGGTTGCGTCCTACCGGAACTTCTACCAGACTAAGCAGTCTCGTTTTGATATGAAGTGGACGAAACGAAAAATTCCAAATTGGTTCTTGACAGAAGAGGTAGTATAAGTATATAATGGACGCACTTAAAAAAGCAGAGAGGTACGCAATGATTCGACGAGCTGCATTGAAGATTCAGCAACGTCAACAGAGCCAACGTCGAGCACATACTCTTGTGAAGAAGTATGAGAAGGCGCTGGATAAACTAGATGATCAATCTAGTATGCACTGGTCGGATACTGACCGTTATCTTGATTCACATTATGGTGATCGTGTAAAAGGAGAAAAAAATGATGGCTATTGATCTAAGTCGTGACGACATGTTAGGTATGCTCCGTGAAGGAGCTGTCAAACTGTCGTTTGAGAAAGTAAAGGATGGTGCGATTCGTGAGATGTCCGCTACCCTAGTTCAGGATTCTATTCCTGTTGATAAGATGCCGAAAGGCGGTACGGTTGATCAGACTGTGGGTGGCGAGTCTACCCTGCGTGTCTTTGATACTGACATTCAGGAGTGGCGTTCGTTTCGCATAGATAAGGTTTTAACCTTTAACAAGGCGTAACAATGACTAAAGGACAGAAAGCTGCAGAGACCCGTAAACTCAAACAACAGAAGATGTTGGATAAGTTGGGTTTCGAACGCAAGAAGGTAAAACGAAAGCGTAAACCCATGACCGAAGAACAACGCAAGGCTGCTGCAGAGCGTCTTGCGAAGGCACGTGAAGCACGTGGTCATACGGGTGCGCTTTCTGTCCATCATTCGATTCGTGATCTACCCGAAGACCATTACCTTCATTGGACTAAGGTCAAAGAGTGGATCAAAGATAATGAGATGAAACTTCGTGGTATGAAGACTATGAAGGACTCTTCTAATTGGAAGGAGAGGGCCGATTATCAGAGTCTTGAAGTTTACATCAAGAATATGAAGTCGTACTTATCTTCAGGCAACTGGTCTGATTTTAGATATGGTGCGAATGGCGAACAAAGAGTTCAACGTGTCTGTATTGCAATGGCATACTATCCGGACGGTACACCGAAGAGAGACTTCGGTACGTTCTATCCGGACATTGGTCAAGTATGGACACAGGAACTTCAGGAGAGGTGGTATGGAAAAGAGTGGAGTCCAGATCGAAGAGAACGAACAGAACTTCCTGACGAAGAAGAGCTTTTCGAAGATGGTCGAGGAGACGGTGATACGGACGAAGATGAACTATATCGATACGATAGTCCATCTGTGTGAAGAGAACGGTATTGAGATCGAAGACATTAAGAAGTATCTCAATGACCCTATTAAGTCGAAACTAGAAGCGGAAGCGACTGGTCTCAACTTTATCAAAAACAATACAGGAACTTTGGATGTTTAAATTCAAACCCTCAGTTAAACGAGTACTCACAGACGAACAGGTGCAAGACTTGCGGGAGTTAGAAGCTCCTTGGTTGACTTCGCACCTGACAAAGGGTTCTTGTGAATATGGTTACCTTGATCGATTGAATAATGGTAACCACGAGGAATATACTGCGGACTACCGTGGTGAAAAGATTCGTCATAGTATGAACAAGGTGATTACTACTGACATGATTGATGATATCAACTTTGAGTTCGAATGTGCATGGGCTGATGCGGGACTCAAGGTTATCGATACCAACTACCTACGGTACGTCGAGGGCGACTACCTGAGACGACATATCGATACCTATGATGAACATGAGGTTCACGGTACGATGGCGCACACGGTGCGTAAGGTGACTGCCATCACTATGATTGACAAGTCCCCTGATCTGGTTGGTGGTATCCTGATTGCATTCAATGAGGGTATTCCCTACGAGATGGATTTGGAGATTGGTGAGACAGCATTCTTTCCTGCGACGAATGTGCATGAGTGTACCCTTATTGAACGTGGATACAGGGAAGTTCTTGTGTCATGGTTGGCGTAAAGGTACTATCGAAGGAATCTATTGAAGACCTTCTATCATCCATAGATTCGTTTGCGAAAGAAGAAGCCCTCATTTATACGGATACTAAGAGTAAACAAAAGGATCTTAGTATGAGGAAAACTACTAGAATAGTTGCACATTACAATATGTACCCTGAGACATGTCGAGAGGTTGAAGATCATGTGAATGATGGATCAAGGGTTTCCCAATTCGATATTTTGATATATACTCTCGGTGGAAAGTTTACAAAACACCTAGATGAGTCTAGAAACATACCCAAATCTAGACAAAGAAAATGGTCTACGATCACGTTGTTGGATAAGTCCGATAATTTGATTGGAGGCGATCTAGTCGTCTTTGATGGTAAAGACGATCAAGTTGGTAGAGTGATTGATTTGAAAGTCGGAGAGACTGTCGTTTTCGATTCAAGAACTGTATACCATGAGATAACCGAAGTAACTCAAGGAAAAAGAACCTCCTTGGTAGTTTGGTTAAAAGATGCTTGACACGGCATATAAATAGTGTTACTATATGATGGTAATGTGGATAAACATTAATACAAAGTTATACAAATACATACGGAGAAATATATGAGCTTTGCTGATCTTAAGTCCAAGTCCTTGGACGTTTCTAAACTGGTATCTGCCGCCCAAGAAATGAACGGTGGTGGTACTGAGAAAAAATCCTACGGTGATGACCGTTTCTGGAAACCTACTGTCGATGAGAGCGGTAACGGTTATGCTGTTATTCGTTTCCTTCCTGCGGGTGCGGGTTCGGAACTCCCTTGGGTTCGTTACTGGGATCACTTCTTCAAAGGCCCTGCTGGTCAGTGGTACATTGAGAAGTCTTTGACCACGATTGGTCAGAACGATCCGGTGTCTGAGTTGAACTCTCGACTCTGGAACTCTGGTATCGAAGACGACAAAGAAGTTGCACGTAAACAGAAGCGCCGTCTTCACTACGTGTCGAACGTTCTTGTTGTGAGCGATCCTTCTAACCCTGCGAATAACGGAAAAGTATTCCTCTATGATTTTGGTAAGAAGATTTTTGACAAGATCATGGACAAGATGCAACCGGAGTTTCCTGGCGAAGAACCAGTAAATCCGTTTGACTTCTGGAATGGTGCGGACTTCCAGCTCAAGATTCGTAACGTTGCGGGTTACCGTAACTACGACAAGTCTGAGTTCAAAGCACCTTCTGCTTTGTTCGAAGCGGACGAAGTGAAACTAGAGGCAACCTACAACCAGATGCATGATCTGGCTGAGTTCACTGATCCTAAGACCTACAAGTCTTACGATGAACTCAAGGCACGTCTGTCTCTAGTGTTGGGTGAAGCAACTGGTGCGGGTGCTGTCGCTGCGACTGCAAACGTTTCTCAGTCTGCAGAATCTAACGTTGGTCGATCTGCGCCTGAACCTGAAATCGTGAGTGCACCTGCACCTGCGGTTGGTGCGGAAGAGGATGAGGATGATACCTTGTCTTACTTCGCTAAGATGGCACAAGAAGACTAAATGATAAGGGGGACACTAAGTCCCCCTTTTTTATACTCCCCAAGACCTATCTAACGGGTCGCCTGAAGTTCCTGTAATACCAACCGAAGAGTTATTGTTGACGTTCGTGTTGTTTACCGTAGACTGAGATACGTTACTCTGCATTGCAATCACAGAAGCTTTCTGTTGTTGTTGTGCGTTTTCGGTTTGTTCCTGATCCATTTGTAACCGAACACCTTCACGTTGAGGTACTGGGGGTCTCTCAACACGTACATTATCGGTCTCTGTGGCCGCACCCACAACAGGTGATCTGGTTTCAAGCGGAATCTCAATTCTAGTTGCTCTCTGTGCCGATTCGGTATCTTTTTTCAACTGTTCTTCGTCTAGTGTTGGTTTGACAGCAACAGTAGTATCCGGCACTTCGACTTCCGGAGTTCTCACCGGAAGTTCCTCAAGAACCCCTCCTGTCTCAGGATTGATACCCGCATACTCGTAAACGGATTTTGGTATTGATCTCTGAACAAGTCCGATAGGATCATACCACTTACGGTCTTTCGATGGGTCTGGTAGGATGTTACGTAGGATTTCTTTGAACACGTCACTGATACTGTAGTCACCAGATACGAGACCACCAATTAAGTCTGCCCCTTTCGTGAAAATCCCAATGTAAAAGTCAATTGCATCGGTGAACAGTTTGATCACACCACTAATAACTTCTTTAAGCTTCCCTGCAATATCAAAACCCTCAACATCTTCGGCTGCATTCTCAAATCCTAGTTTGCTAAGAATCCATGCGACACCTTTCTGTAACAGTTCATAAGGTGCAGCGATTATTTTTGATATGAAACCAACAGGGTCTCCCATAACATTGGTTATGAATTCTCCAACGGTCTCACTGATAGATGTGAACTTATCACTTATCCATGCTATTGCCTTTTTGGGCAGTTGGAATACACTATCTACAATTTTGTTGAAGGATTCTGTAAAACTAAAATTCTTTACTGCATCTACCGTTGCGGGGTCAACACCGAACTTGCCCATGATCCACGCAATACCGTTCTTCAACATATCAAGAGGTGCCATGATGAGTGAGTTAACAAAACCTTTGATTGCACCTTTGATAGCGCCAATGATGCCTTCTTCTTCATATCCTTTCATTGCGCCTTTGATGGTATCAAATACAGTTATGATGATTCCAATGGGTTTAAAGATTGTACCCACTGTTTTGGCGACCATCTTGAAGACTGGGCCCATCCCCTTGAAGAATCCCATGACTGCCCTTACACCATCTTGAATAGGTTCGACAGCTTTACCGACTTTTGTTGTACCAGAAGCAAATTTATTTACTGCTCTGAATACTTTAACTATCTCATCAAATGCATCCGTAAACGATTTGGTGATTCTCCCAACATAATTTCCAATCCCTCTAACAGAATCAGTTACAGGAGCAAAGATACCTTGTAGGGGTCTCAGTAATTTTCGAAACCTTTCACCAAAAGCAACGAAACTTCCTCTAATCAATTCGAACTGAATAGTTGCTGCTAGAATTAGACCACGAACACTATTACGAATTGATTTGGTTAATTGAGCAAACTGTCTAGGGATAGTTCTTTTGAATAGTATTCTGAGTCTACGTCTCAATGTTTCGATAGGTGGAATCAGAGTTTCGATGACTTTCAACTGACCAAGGACAATACCAGCGGCCGCACCTAGTGCACCACCCGCAAGGATTGCACCTAAACCGATATCAATGAGTGTTGGGCCACCATCTTTCTTTTCTTTTTCGGGAGCGGGTCTTCCTAATCCTGCGGTGTTTGCAGCGATCTCTTCAAGGAACTTGAGAGTCTGGGATTGCCAAGACTGATCTTCTCTACGGGCTTCTAGATCGTCACCCGTAGTGAGGTTATCATCACCAGCAGGACTTGCAATGGAACGAGTCGCAGAGATAGTTGCACCCGCACTCTTACCGATGGCGTTTTTCAACTCCTCGGTTTGAGAACGAGTTTCTTCTGTCTGCTCTCTCATTATCTCTTTGACAGTACGAATCGAATGTGAGCCAGAGTTTCGGGTCAACTGACCCTCTGCCACTATTCGTTCGATAACGTCTTGTAATGTCTTTTCGGCCATTGCCTAGTTCCTGTTAAGTTGTTTTAATCTCTCATTCTCTTCCTTAACATAATCAATTAACATGCTAACGTAAATCTCCCTTTCCCACGGTATCATCATCTCAAGTTCTGTCAAACTATAATGATGATGTTGCATCAACGAAAAATTGGTCTTATAATGATTGACCAAATTATCATGAGAAAGGTTTACGATAAAAAATCCTGCATACCCGTTAATGTTGTGGTGTTTACATGATTACAACTTGCACATGTAAACGACACTTCATGTGCCAACTTGGGTATGTCTCTCAAGAACTCAGACAACTTGGTGAATTGATCTGTAGTCAAGGACTCTAGAAATTCCTCCAGTTCTTCCTTCTTGAAGTCACTCCTTTCAAATCTTTCACTCTCAGTATTGATAGAGTCGATACACGTACCGATCATAGCAATACTGTCTTGAAGAGTTTCTCCCGATGCACTGATCTCCATCAATGCGCCATACTGTGGATAGGCCATGTCAACAGAAATATCTTGTGTCAACTGGACTCTATCTCGTTTAATCGTTCCGTCTTCGATCTTCACATCTTCAAGATCGACTACTATGTCATTCTTATGTTCACATTCCGAACACGGAATGATGATGTTCGAAGTCTCGCCTACAGACTTTGTTCTCAACATCGTAAAGATGTATTCCACATCATACGTTGTCAACTCAAATGCATTGAATCCATCATTCTGTGCACAGGCGTTCAACGTATTGCCGATTGCCTTGGTTGCCTGTGCAGTATCTTTCGATTCAAATGCCAACATCAAGACCTTCTCTTCCTTTACGAGGTAAGGTCTGAAGTCAACTTTCTCACCAGTAGACGGTACTGTTAC